CACTTCGCAGACGGGTTCCCACAATCTGAAACTGAAGAACGTTCCATACTTCAAAGATTGGAACAACGTTACGAAGGGTCCTCGAATAGTGGTAAGATGATTGTATCCTTCAGTGATGGAGCAGAAGGAAAACCTGATATCACACAAATCACTTCCAACCTACAACAAGGTTTTTATTCTGAAGTATTTGAGTTGGTACAAAATCAAATCCTTGCGGGTCACAAGGTGCCTGACGGAAGTTTGATTGGTCTGCCTCAAAAATCTGGATTTAACAGTAGTGCGGACCTATTAGCGACCGCACATAAAGTATTCATGGAAACGTCAATCAAACCAATACAGAAATATCTGTTGAGAGAACTTAAACCTATTGTCGAGTTGGTAAATCCCGGTGTTGAAGTGAATTTGGAAATTATTCAAAACACAATTGTATGAGTTTAGTTGATGTATATTTCGTGAGCGAGGAGACCCTTAAAGATAGGTTACCTGTGAATGGCAACGTTGACAGTGGCGAACTCCGTTACGGTGTTCAGACCGCACAAAATTTGAATATTCAAGAAACCCTCGGGGAACCACTGTATAGAAAATTATTGGATGATGTATCTGCGAATACCATTACAGGTTTTTACAAATTGTTGTTGGATACGTATGTTGTTCCTGCGACGATTAGTTGGGCACAATATCATCTCTTGGATAATTTCTTTATCAAATGGATGAACGTGGGTCTCGTTTCAAATAGAACAGAACAGGGAAATCCAATTGATTATCGGGCGTTTCAGTTCTTGAAGAATAACGCCAAGTCGACCGCAGAGTTTTATGACCAAAATATGAGGAGATATCTGTGTGCGTATGCTTCTCGATATCCTGAATATAACACGGTGGAGATTGGAAAACTTTTACCACAACGAGACGCAGCCTACAGGTCATCAATCGCACTCGGTTCAACCAAGTTCTATCCGAGTTGGTACGGTCCCGTGAACACCATTCCTCAAGGAACGTTTCCTGCTGGTTCCTAAAATTAGGTATAACCTAATTATTATCCCCAAATTTCGATTATCTTCTGAAACGGGTATGGATACCCACAAAAAAAAAGAGGTCAAATTTGACCCCTTTTAACGGTTTTCAAACATTGAGATATAATTTTCAACATCAGTATCTGACCAAGACAATATATGGTCGTGTGCTTCCTGATGTGATGATGCGGTGGTTGATGGAAGACATCTAATTTGTTTTCCATTGTTTCTTGATTTTTTACAAAGGTAAGGAAATTAATTCCACATCAAAAAATTATTTTGTCTTGGGAATATGAAGACATCACAATAGTCGACATCTTTATATTCATCATAATACAATTCAATACCATTATCACTTTCAACAATTTTTTTATCTACCTCGGCGTTTCTGAATCCACCAACTTCAATTAGAACTTCACCCAACTCTTCAATGTTAAGTGTTTTAAGATATTCAATTACTTCTTCTTTTTTCATAGTTGGTAATTGATGGACGATTCTGTTTCTTAAATTTTTGGGTAATTTAGTTAAATCCATAGTTTCTTGATTTTACACGAAGGTAAGGAAATTATTTGATGATTGTGATATCTTTGAGTGAACAAATATAATACCATCCAGATAATGCCCCTTCTTCTCTATCCAACCTTTTTTCTAAAAAAACTCGAATTAAGTCATAGGGTTCTTCACATACATAGGTTGCATAATATCCTTCTTTGTTCACTACAAGTAGTTGTCCTGATTTCAATTTCATAGTTGTATAGTTTATACGAAAGTAAGGAAATTATTCCAATACAAACTTATATTCGTAGGAAATTATTTTTAGGTCATCACGGTCTTCTGATTCATTACAATCATCCTCCTGTTGTGTGATTTGTTCCTGAACATCACACTCTGTCTCATCCACATACGGACCGACTTCGAACCATTCGTTTACATACTCATTGTCATTCCACTTAATGTTGAAAACTTTGAGAAACTTTTCCATGATGATTGATGTTCAGATTGTGTCCTGTCCCCGATTTTATAGTTTTTACAAAGGTAAGGAAATTATTGATACCACTCTTCAAGTTCATTGAGTTTATTGTCGTGGATAATTTTGGAAACCTCATCAGAACCCTCAATCTCAGTATAGGAATGGTCTTCGATACAACCCTCATACCAAACTTTTTCATACTTCACAACAGGAGATTTGTAATCGAGGATACCTTCTCTCCACAAATCTTTAATATCTTCCAACGACGCTCTCTTCTCTTTGATAAGTTCCTCAAACTTTTTCAGGTCTGTCACCTCGTATTGATAGGTGACATCAACCAATGCAACTCCTGTGACATAGATTATGTGACTCATAAAAATTGATGTTCAGATTGTGTCCTGTCCCCGATGTTGTAGATTTTACGAAGTTAAAGTAATTCCTTGATATTAGAGTTAGTTTCTGAAGCAAGTTCCAAAATAATTTCTTGATAATCATCCCAAAAATTATCAAAGATTTTTTTGATGTGTTCAGGATGTTCTTCCATACTTTCAGATGTGGTGAGTTCAGAATAATGATTCTTTGGGTCATCAAGTTCACAAACTAATTCAATCATCTTGATTGAATCTTCGATTGTGGGGTCATAGTTGAATTCCTCAACAAGATAGGAACAAACCATTCCATAAAGAATATGTTGTCCGTTGGTAAGTGTCAAAATTTTTGTAGTCATAGTTGTTTAATTTTTATCGAAGTTAAAATAATTAATTGATTCATCCAAAAGTTTTTTCATCAATGTTTCTGCACCTATGATTATACCATTCCAATGTTGAGTATTCCAATCCTTTTCCTCTTGTGTGTAGTCACCTTCGTTGTGTTCTCTGATTGCTACGAGAGCGTGAGTTTTGATGTCCTGATAAAGACTGATAATTTTTTGTTTTTCCATAGTTGTATAGTTTTTACAAAGGTAAGGAAATTATTCTGATTCTATTACTTCAGGTTCAAAATCTTTTAGGAGTTCTAAACCTTCTTCAACCCATTCTTTCATTTCTTGACTCATAACTCCTGTGACTTGGTAGACATACCAATCATATTCGAACTCAAAATCGTAACCTCTTTCCCAAAAATCTGAATGAAACTCCAACCAATCTTTACCGAATGTTTTCTCCAAAAAGTTTTCATAATCAGGATTACTCTCATAAGTTCCTTGATAATACATTTTGTCGTGTGTCATCAATTCTGTGATGAGTACAAGTTGTTCTTTTGTCATAGTTGTTTGTTTTAGCACACAAAGATATATGATTACAAATTACCAGCCAAATATTTTTATAATCTTTTTAATGGAAGAACTCTTTCACCAACCAACAATTGCTTTAAACCCAATTTATCTCCCATTTGAGACGATATTGTTGTCACCTGAGGATTATCATATAGTTCAATGAGAACATCGACTGGTGGGGTTTGAAAGTTGTTTTTGGAGGTGTCATAGAACATTGAATCAAAGTCAGCGTTCATATAAGCTAGTTTCCCATATAACTCAGGTTCCCAAATAACATATTCTATTGAACCATCAGGGAACTCTAATGATATTACAACCTTATAGTTTTTCATTTTTTTTCGCTTATATAATTTAATTGTTGAATTTCAAGAGCGGTCATACCATCTGAATTTTTTTTAATATATTGTTCAGCATCATGTAAAGATAATCTTTCCCTATCAAAATGTTTTGATGAAAAAACTGTTGAAATAGCTTTATCCAACTCGCGCTCTTTGCGTTTCTTTAATAACTGATTGATGTATTGTTGTTCCTGTTTGGTTACACTCTTTTTCATATTCTTCTTTTTTTTGATAATAATGATTTAATTGTTCTTCTGACATCAAATCAAATTCCTCAGCAGTTAGATAATCAAAATTCATTTTTAACATTTTTGATAGTCTGTTTCCATTGCATCTTTTTGCAACAAATATTGTTCATAATCGTAATCCTTATCATCAGGAAATTGAGTTTCAAAATAATCAAAAAATTCTGTGATGAGGTCGTCAATGTTTTCCATAAATTCGTTAGTTTTATATTACAAAGATAAGGGTATAGGAGGGTATAGTCAAGTAATTTAAATAAAAAAAATCCCATAGTGGAAACTATGGGACGAGAGAGAAAAAGTATTAAATGGGAGCAGTGTGCGTGCTATAAAAACTCTCTCTTACAGAATATATCAATCCTTCAACTCTTTTCAAGTCTACTCTTACAAAATTCTATAGACTTGTCTTTTGGAAATCCTGCTTCAACATGATTGTCAACACACTTCATGTGAGCTTCAGAAAATTCCACTGGCTCAATAATTAAATTATCATCATACCCCAAGTTAATCGACTCACCAGCACCGAGAGGTTTTGAACCAATTTTGGAAGCACATCGAGCATAACTTTCTTTGTAATCCAATCCTCTAGCTTTATTTGCTGATATACATTCACCAAGAGCTGTATCCTCAGGGACCTCACTCATTTCAATCTTACTCCAATACTTGTAATACTCGTTAAAACTAGATAAACAAAAAGATGACCTCTCCTTAAGAGATACAAATTGAGATTTAATCTTAGAATTGGCAGAACATCTCTTAAGATACATTCCCCTATTCTCATTTTTTCTTGGTTGAAGAACATATAAGTCAGCGAGATTCTCTTTTGTGAATTTATCAGAATAAGATTTACATACAGCATATCTCTGTTTGTTATCAGGATACTCTGACTTGGTCTCACTCATACATCTTGAAATGAAATCCTCTTCCGTCTCTCCTTGTTTTCTCTTTGTTGGCATTATAGACCCGCTTTTAATCTTTTATTTTCTTCGTGTAGTTTATCAATCTTAACTTCAAGTTCAACAATCCTTCTCTTAAGTTGTCCTATCTCTATTTTCAAGTCATCAATAACTTGTTTGTATAATCCAACCGATATCTCCAAATTCTTCAGAACTTGATTTTCAATATCAACTTGTTGTCTTCTACGACTGGCAAACCAACTGGCTACAGCTGTAATAGAATTTGATACGATTAATAATAATTCGTTATTCATTAATAAAATCCACAACATTGATAGGTTGGGTCGCTATAAAAAGTTAATCCAAGTGTCTGCATCATATAACCTGGTGTATTAGTCCATTGATTGTTTGATATATGTACGCCTGAGAAATATTGTTTTCCCAGATGCGGAAACAAGCCTTCGTTGGAAGTATAATTGAAACATAACGGATATAGATTTGAGTTGAAGATAATCTCTTGAATCATTCTTTCTTGAAAAAACTGACTTCTATCATCAGCTTTTTTCTGCATATAGTTCATCTCGTTGATTGTCACTGTGTTTGGAGCACCTGTCACGATGCCATTATTCTTCAAACGCATATATACCGACGGTAGAGCTTCCGAATAACTACTCCATATGAGACAAGGTTGGGCAAAATAAACTAAAAAATTCCAATCTGTTGAACCAGATTGTAAAGTTCCACTTGAAACCTGATTACATAAACTTTTATAATATTTAGCCCCTATAATATATTCTAACACAGTGGTTTGTACGACTTGAACAAATGGTAAAAGAATTGCACTATTAACATTGGGGTCAATATCAGTAAAATTTTTAAGCTTGCTCTCAGATAAAAGCAACACATTCTGAGGGACAATACCAGGACTACTCATTCGGATTTATATTTTCTGTATCATTTATGTTCTCATCTTTTTGAACCCCAACATCTTCAACCTTATTAACATCAACAGTTTCTATTGGTGCTTTATCAGGAGTTGTAACCATCTTGAATTGTTGTATCTCCAATTTGATTGGTGTCTTATTTCTTAACAATAATAATTTCTCGAATACAACTTTAATCTCTTCCTGTAATGGTCTGATTACCAAGTGATTGAAATGGTCCTGTGCCTCAAGGTGGTCTGCGCTCCCCAATCTACCGGGAGTTTGGATGCCGAGTAATTCAGGAGAACTAATCTGATGCGAGGTGAGGATTGCTTGTTGAACTGCTTCACCCATTTCCAAAAACTGCTTATCAGATGAGTTTGGTTGAATGGGCTGTACGAGTGGCTGTTGGTCTTTGTTGTCTGAAAATGTAAGGAAGAGTTTACCGCTGTTATTACTTCCACCATACTTACCAGATAAATTCTGATAGATAGCTTCTCTTTCCTCAGGACCTGGTACTGGTGATAGTGCTACCCACAAAGATGGATTAAGACCATTACAGATGTTATTATACCACCAATTATAAACTTCTATTTCTGTTGAGATTGCTGTAGCTGACCCCCAATATGAAGGGGTTGGATAATAGTTATTCCCCGCACTATGTGTTGTATAATAGAATACTTGTGAATTATCTTCACCATTGGGGTCAAAGGCTTGAAGTTTCCTTGGTTTATATTCAGGTCTCTTATACGCTTCCCAATCAGGACAATAATAGTAATGATGTATTCTGTCGTATGTGTCAGATTTTGCTGCCCTTAACTTGGAATAATCCATGTAATACATTTCGAATCCTAAATCACGGTCTTTGCGCCACACTATATTCAAGGCAAATCCGCCATAGAGAATGAAGTCGAGAGCTGTCTTCATCCACAAATCGTATAGGGTATCTCCAAGAGAGTTCACCATAACAATACGACTTTGATTTTCAGGTGCAACAATTAGTGACTCACCTCTAACACCAAACCATTTGGATTGAATACATGCTCTATGTGTTGGAGATGAATTATAAAGGCGAATGAGTTCTTGAGGAGCCATGTTGGAAATACCATACCACACCCAAGGCGTTCTTGTATTGATTAAGAGATTCTCCTCGATTATTGGAACTCGAGCAGGAATACCAAATTCAAATACTCTTAGATTATCTGAATTCAGTTTTCTATCAGGCGTGATTTCACTCATAACTATAAATATATTTTTTTATAACGATAATCAATTAATTGTTGACCCCGATGGTATAGGAGGAGGAGGTGGTGGACACCATTCAATCTGTGGTAATGTCCTTATCCAAAAAAGCTCAGGATATATACATGATAATACTTCCTGTTCTGAGATAATCCAATTCCCCACACAATCCTCAGTTGGATTAAAATACCAATCAGGTTGGACTAATTGTCCCCACAAATCATTTTTTTGTTCTATTGTTAGTAATCTTACTTCCATGTTAATATGTATTTCTTGATAGAGATGTTTGG